CTAAGCACATGCATGTTAGCTTTAAGAAAGAAGCTGACAATGATGGTGCTTTTTTTCAAGTACCTATGTTAGGAGCATCTAATGGATAATCTATCAATCATCATTGCCGGAGCTTGTGGAGTCATTGCTATCCCAGTTCTACGCCAAGCGATTAAGTCTTACCGCGCTAAGAAGTCTGTTGCAGACATCGTGGTTGATTCAATTGAAGCTGCCATTGATCAGGTTGAGAAGAAGTGACACAGTCGGACTTCTTCACTTTCTACATTGCTAGTCTAGGTGTGTTCGGTGGTCTTGCTGGTTATGTCATCACGCATCTGCTGAACGAGATCAAAAGACTCAACACGCGAGTGGATGAGATCTATAACATCTTGCTTGACAGGTAGCATTGTGCTATGGCAAGAAAACCCACTAAGGCATTAGAGGATCAAGGCTATTCCAAGCTCGATGCTTACTGCATTGGCTTGCATGAGTATTGGAAGTCATTGCGCAAGGCTGGATTTACTGAAGGCATTGCGCTATTCATGATCACAGATGTTCCCTCTTACCCTCGCTGGATCTTGCCAGACCCAATCGAACCAGAGAAGCTGGGCGATTACGAGGACGATGAGGATGACGATTAAGCGAATTGTCGTAGTTTCGGACTTACAAGTTCCATACCATGACAGGGTTGCAACTCGTAACCTTGCTTCATTTATCAAGAAGGGGGCTTATCAGCCCTAGAGGCGGCTCGTAGGCATGGAAAGAATGTCATCTCAGGACATACTCACAGAGCAGGGCGTTCAGCCTTCTCAGAGGCTTCTGGGGGTCGCATAGGGCGTGTCCTGCATGGTGTTGAGGTAGGCAATCTCATGGACTTTAAGCAAGCTGCTTACACTAAAGGCGTAGCCAATTGGCAGCAAGCCTTTGCCATTATCTATGTGAACAAGAACAAGGTTCAGGTGGATCTCATCAACATTGAGAAGGATGGAACATTCATCGTGGCTGGAAAGTCGTACGGACGAGCCAGATAATCGTTATCATTTCGTTATCAGAATGTGCTTGATTCGTCTGACACTTATGTCACACTAAGTCTGTAGCCAATCAAGGGCATTGGCACAGATAGGAAAGACAATGATCAAGTTCAATAGGATTAAAGAACTATCAGCCAAGCATGGCTTTGAGGTAGCAGTAGAGAACACCAAGATGTATCACACTACATTGGCAGAAGCCCAGAACTGGGTTCGCAGTTATAACTATGTGGCGGTGAGCGCATAATGGCGAACACAGACAAGCTGCTTCTGATCTGCATCTTTGGAATGATTATAGGCTTTATTATAGTTATCATAGATGTGCAAAAGACGGCTTATAAAAAGGGCGTACGCGATGGATACCATCGAGGTCGCAGTTACAAGGGGCAGGAATGAGAGCCAATGAAATCCTCTTATCCGCCACAGACACTATCCGCGAGCGTGGTTTATCGTATGGTCACCCTTCAGATAACCTGCAACACACCGCAATGCTGCTCAGTGCATACCTACAGACACCGATCCATGACTATCAAGTCGCAGGAATCATGGTACTTGTCAAGCTTGCAAGGACTAATCAATCAGCCCAGCACATCGACAACTGGGTCGATCTATGCAACTAGCCACAGAGGAGAACGAGCTTTATGTTTAACCTAGCCGATTACGAGACAGTAGAGGTGAGACTTGAAAAGTTTATTAAGGACTATGCAGATTTCCGCATTTCAACAGAGCTGGAAGTGGTCGAGAAGGATCGATACATTGTTAAAGCTTATCTTTACAAAAGTTCTACCGATAGTGTTGCATGGGCGACAGGGTACGCTGAGGAGAAAATTACTGACCGAGGCGTTAATGCGACTTCAGCTCTGGAGAATTGCGAGACTTCGGCAATCGGCAGAGCACTTGCAAATGCAGGTTATGCTTCTAAAGGAAAAAGACCAAGCCGCGAGGAAATGAGCAAGGTCGTAGCTTCTAAGCCAGTTAAGCCACCGGTGGCAGAAGTCAAGGCAGATGATCAGGATTACTGGACAACTCCAGTGGGTCAATACAATAAAGTAGTCGATAACAAGGCTTGGGGCGGTTACTTCTGCTCTGTAGTCAATCATCAAGGGGGCGAGCCTAAATGCCCTACAGTCTGGTATTCACTTTCATCCAGTGGCAAGTTCGAGCCACAGAAGGCATGGGCTTAACATGGGTTATGTAGAGATCTATAACATTGACAAAGATGGTGAGTGGACAAACCTAGAGGATGTTCCAATGATCACCACTATTAACTGTCAGCTGTGCAACGAGCCTACACTGGCTCATGACATCATCATTCCAGCAATCATTGCAGATGGAGTCTTAACGGCAGGAACATGGCAATGCAAGAAGTGCCATGCGGTAAATGGCTAGTCAAGCAAGAAAACATAGAGGCTTCCGCACAGAGCGCGTAGTCGCACAGTACCTATCGACTGTGTGGAGTGGTGCAACTGTCGGAAGGGGTAGCGGTAAGGACATTGTCAATGTTCCCTTTGATGTTGAAGTCAAGGCACGATCAGGCTTTCAACCATTGGCTTACATAAAGCAATTAAAAGCTCGCACAGCTCTTTCGGGGGAATTGGGCTTTGGAGTGATACGACTAAACGGACAGGGTGAAGATGCGCGTGAGTATGCCGCCATCATCCGCTTAGAGGATCTCTTACCGCTACTCCAATTAAAGTATGGTCATCTATCCAGCGAACCCACAGAGGCAGACATTGACCGCTGCACAAGCTGTGGGTCTTACATGATACAGAGGTGCTTAACATGCCAGCCTATGACTACCGATGCAACCAGTGCAATCTCAGTTCGGAGATCACTCATGGATGGCACGATAGACCAGTGATTCCATGCACCTATTGCAATGAGCCTATGGTCAAGGTTATAGCAGCTGCACCTGCACACTTTAAGGGCAAGGGCTTCTACAGTACGGATAAATAGTTATCCACAGAAGTTATCCACAGGGTAACAGTAGGGAGACATTATGAAACGACACACCGCTCTGACCAGCACTTTTGCTAATGGATTTGACACCGATGGTACGCTAACTCAGCAGAGCCTCTCAAAGGCTCACCGCGAGCCGCCTAAGCGGATCGCTCGCGGGGTGCTTGTAGCTATTGGGATAGCTTTTTGCTTCATGCCTGAAGCAGGGGGATCTAAACCAATGCAATTTGTAAGCTATAAACAATTTGCATTACATCAATTAGGTTATGACTTAGAGCAATACAAGTGCTTAGCAAAGCTCTATGGTAAAGAGAGTGCTTGGAATCCTAAAGCGCGTAATGGATCACATTATGGAATACCACAAGGACGATCTATTTATCTGTCTAAAGTAGATGGTTATAAGCAAGTGCAATGGGGCTTAGATTACATAGCGCACCGCTATGATGCGGATACTTGTAAAGCACTACAGCATTGGAAGGATAAGGGATGGCATTAGACTTAGAAGCTACTGTTCAATGCAGTAGGTGTGAGACTGAGACACCTGAGTCTGAGCTGCATGAAGTTTATGCTTGGTGGTTATGTGGTAACTGTTATGATGAGATCTAATGGCATTGAATCAAAGAAGGGTTAATGACCCTAGAGATAGCAGAAGATGGAGAGCCTTTCGGCTTACGATCTTGGCTAGGGATAACTACATTTGTAGGTATTGCTCGAAAGATGCAACGACTGTGGATCATGTGCTGAGTATTAAGGATGCACCTGACCAAGCGTTCAATCCTGAGAACTGTGTGAGTGCTTGCCAGCCATGCAATAGCGCGAAAGGGTCACGCTCAATGGGGGTTTTTTTAGGTAAGTCGTTCACCCCCCCTGTCTTTTCAAACTGTCTCTCTCCGACACAGTCCGAGCCAGTCCAAGATAGTCCGTTTAAGACCCGACCTGATCCGATTCGATGACGACTAAGACCAAGAAGTCCAAGCCGCTACGAGGGGCGGTTAAGCCGAGGCTGTGGATAAAGATGATCTGTTCATCCGCAAAAGTGCGCTGCTCTTAATCGCTAGGCAGTCAGGAAAGTCTCACCTTGCCAGAATGAGAGCATTGGCAGGTTTATTCTGCTTTGGCGAGAAGGACATCCTGATCATGTCCTCTAATAGGTCGATGGCAATGAAGTCGTTTAACATCATGGCAGACATCATCGAGCGTAACGACTTTCTTAGAGTTCAGCTGAAGGATGGAGACATCAAGAAGGGCATCCGTAGGACTAACGGAGATGAGCGCATTATCCTTGCTTCTGGAGCGCAATTAGAAGTGGCTGCTGCAACATCCGATGGTGCTAGAGGCAGAACATGTGACTTCCTCTGGATCGATGAACTCAGAGAGGTATCTGAACCTGCTATGGATGCTGCTAAGTCAGTGACCTTAGCTCGTAAGAACAGCCAGAGACTCTTTACTTCCAATGCCGGTGATGCGTTCTCAAAAGTGCTCAACGATCTGCACGAGGCTTGCTTAAATAAGCCACCTAAGAGCTTAGGCTTCTACGAATACAGCGCACCTGACTTCTGTGACATCTGGGATCGTAACGCTTGGGCAATGGCTAACCCTTCATTGGGTCATCTGATCACAGAGGAAGCCATCGAGGAAACAATCGGATCTTCAACGATGGAAGCTGCTCGAACCGAGCAATTGTGTCAGTGGATCTCCAGCCTTTCCTGTCCTTTCAGCACAGAGGTATTAGAGAACTCATCCGATAGCACATTAGAGATGTCGGTTGGTGCTTATACAGTATTCGGGTTCGATGTGTCGCCTTCAAGGCGTAATGGATCGCTCGTAGCAGGGCAATTGCTTGCAGATGGTCGAATCGGTATTGGCATCCTAGAGACATACAGCTCACAGGTTGCAATCGATGAACTAAAGATGGCAGCAAGCATCAAGTCATGGGTTGATCTTTACAAACCGCGTTTAGTGTGCTTTGACAAGTACGCCACTCAGACAATTGCCGATAGGCTTGCCAATTCTGGAGTCGTGGTCGAGGATGTCTCTGGACAACAGTTCTACAAAGCCTGTGGAGATCTCTTAGAGGGAATGACTAACCTGAGAGTGGTTCACAATGGGCAGAAGGATCTCATTGAGCAGTTCACTAACACAGCTGCTAAGACTAACGACAGTGCTTGGAGAATCATTAAACGAAAGAGTGCTGGAGACATCTCAGCCCCTATCGGCTTGGCGATGGTAGTTTCCAAGTTAATGCTTCCTGCACCTAAGCCTCAGATTTATACTTAGACACGCCCTAGCACATTGTCTAATTGCTTGACAAATGCTACACTTTCTGTCTATGGGTCTATTTCGCAAAACTGAAGCAATCTCTGAAGATAAGCGTTCATCGCTTTTAGCGCAATACGCCCCTT